GCCGGTGTATTAGCGAGGCTAAGGGGGAGGAGGCGAAGAAGAATGGATAAGGTTATGGAGCCTTCCTCTACTCTCCAATGGGTAGACAGAGCATTGGTAAAGCCGAATGATTATAACCCGAACAAGGTATCGAAGCAGAACCTTGAATTGCTCACACAATCTATTTTCACAAATGGGTGGACGCTTCCGATTGTTGTAAGACCAGATTATACGATTATTGACGGATTCCACAGATGGACTGTTGCAGGCCCGGAATGGAAGTATGTGCCACCTTCAGAAAAGGACAAGAGAACGCTGTTTGAACGTCTTGGAGGTAAGGTGCTGGTCGTTATCGTTGATCACAAGGACAAGGCAGGTAATATTTACGGCACCGTTACCCATAACAGGGCAAGAGGTACACACCTGCTCGAACCAATGAAGAAAATCGTCAAAGAGCTCATGGAAGAGGGCAAGTCGGTAGAAGAAATCGGCAAGCAGCTTGGCATGAGACCGGAGGAAATATTCCGTTTATCAGAGTTTTCCAAGGAGGACTTCTTGAAAATGATGGTACAGGAGAAGAAAAACTTTTCCAAAGCGGAATATATAACGAAGATATAATGATAAAACGAGAAATATTCGTAATTGTGGGGGAGTGTGAGTGCTTCCCCTTTTTCATGTACCCACGAAACAATATCAAAGCTGATGGGAGGGAGGTAAATGCCAACACCAAGAAGTCCAAATGTGGACAAGAGAAGTGATGAACGCAAGCAGGCTGAGAAAATATATCTGGAAAGCAAAGGAAGCCTTAAACTTGTTGAAATTGCTGAAAAGCTAAAGGTTCCGGCCAACAAGGTACGGAAGTGGAAGTCCATGGACGGATGGGAGGCAAAGCTTAGCCCAACCAAAGCTGATAATGGCAAAAAAAAACAAGTGGAGCGTTCCACTTCGGATAAAGGGAGCGTTCCACGTAAGAGAGGTGCTCCGAAGGGCAACAAGAATGCAGTGGGAGGTAGAGGCAATCCGAAGGCTAAGCCGCCAGATGCGACAAAGCATGGAGGGTACTCGGCTGTCTACTGGGATACGTTGGATGAAGACGAGAAGAATCTCATTGAGGATATGCCAAAGGATGAGGAAGAACTGCTGATAGAGCAGATACAGCTTTTCTCGGTCAGGGAACGACGGATTATGAAAGCAATCAACAAATACCGCAACAGCGAAAGCCCTGTGGCATTGGCATTTTCGCAGAGGTCGGAGCGGAAGCGGACATTTGAGAATGACGAGGATAAAGAGGAATATGCCAGAAGGATAGCAGAAAAGGTTGCTGCCGGAGAAAGACTTCCGGGCAATGAATATTCGGTATTTACCCAGACAGATAACAAAGACCAGATCATAGCAAGGCTGGAATCAGAGTTATCCAACGTACAGTCCAAGAAGACTAAGGCAATCGAGGCATTATCTAAGATGCACATTGAGCACCAGAAGCTTGATGGCGGCAATAAGGGCAATGACGTTGTAAGGATGTGGGCTGAGAAGGTGCTACAGAACAGGAGGGATTCGGATGGATGATAACCAATGGCTGAATGACTTCCTGGAGGACAGCATACCGAAATGGAAATCTGATCCGGTAATGTTCATGAGAGAGGTTCTACTGTTTGAACCGGACGACTGGCAGATTGAGGTTGCACATGATCTGAGGGATTACCCGAGGGTATCGGTCAAGTCTGGCCAAGGTGTCGGAAAGACAGGTCTTGAGGCTGCACTGCTTCTGTGGTTTTTGGTATGTTATCCATATCCAAGAATAGTCGCGACAGCTCCGACGAAGCAGCAGCTCCATGATGTACTGTGGTCTGAGGTTGACAAGTGGATGAACAACTCTCCTTTGCTTCCTATGCTCCTTAAATGGACAAAGACCTATGTTTATATGATTGGCTATGAAAAGCGTTGGTTTGCTGTTGCTAGGACTGCTACAAAGCCAGAGAATATGCAGGGTTTCCATGAGGATAACATGCTATTCATTGTGGACGAGGCTTCCGGTGTTGCGGATCCTATCATGGAGGCAATCACAGGTACTCTTGCAGGAGAGAACAACAAGCTTCTGTTGATGGGGAACCCGACAAAGACCTCCGGAACATTCTACGACAGCCACACTGTAGACCGTTCGCTCTATAAGTGCCATACGGTCAATTCAGAACACAGCAAGCGTACCAACAAAGAGAATATCGAAGCCATGAAGCGGAAGTACGGAGCGGATAGCAATGTTGTTCGTGTTCGTGTTTATGGAGAGTTTCCACAGCAGGAAGATGATGTATTCATCCCCATTTCATGGTTAGAGCAGAGTTGTAAGACGGAGATATCCGAGAGGACAGCAAGGGCATTAGGCATATATACAGACGATAAAGGGCGGAAATATCCACAGGACCCGTCACTAATAGATAAGATTGAGATTGGCTGTGACGTTGCCAGATTTGGTGATGATAAGACATGCATAGGCTTCCGCATCAATGAGGTTGTGAAGATATTCAAGAAGTACAACGGGCAGGACACAACATGGACAGCCAGTAATATAGCAATCCTTTATAAACAGCTGAGGAGCAAATATAAATATACTGGTCCAATAGGTATTAAAGTGGATGATGGCGGTGTTGGCGGCGGTGTCGTTGACCAGCTTCGCAGTTATGCCAGAACAGAGCCTGCGGTATGGCAGGATTCACACCTGCTTCCAGTCAATTTCGGACAGCCTATCAGCCATCGGTATTACGTGGATTCCACAACGTACATGATGGGTGTGGTTAAGGACTTGATTGCTCCGTTTGATGAAGAGGGGCGACCGCATAAGCCGGAGATACTGCTTCCTGATGATAACGACCTCATAGGTCAGCTGTCGTGTAGGAAGTATTCTTTTACAAGTAACTCAAAACAGAAGGTTGAAAGCAAGAAAGATATGAAGGACAGAGGGCTTACGTCTCCGGATGAAGCCGACTGCATACTGCTTGTCTGCTTGCCTATGACGTACAAGAAGAAAGGAGGGAAAAAATAATGTCTGAGGAAAAACCGGTCAGACAGGTTGGTGTCAAGATTGTGAAGGCAGATAACTTCGGGGAGACACCAACGGTTTTTGTTGAAAGCCAGAAACCGATTGAAAAGTCAGATAAAAGCGAACAGCTGAGCATGGTAAATGCTGTAAATGCATCTGAATGGATTACGCACCCTATCGACATGAGAGGGTTGAAGGAGCTTGTAGACAATTCCACTATCCTTCCGCAGTGCATAAGAGCATATAAGAGCAATATAGCAGGCTTTGGAATCAGCGTTGGATACCGCGAGGACTACGAGGAAGAAACCACAGAGATGCAGGCGGAATGGAATGCGATGGAGAGAGTCATCGATCTGCTCAATATGGACTGCATGTCGAAGGAAGTCTTCGAGAATGTGATTCGGGACAGAGAGACATTCGGAATATCATATTGCGAGGTTATCCGGGATATGAAAGGGAATGTCGTACAGCTGGAGTTTATCATTGATACTCCGTCAATCGACATGACATATCCGTTAGAGCCTTATATCGAGACAGAGTTTTTCTATAAGGGCGAGAGAATGATGCGAAAGAAGAAGTTCAGAAAGTTCCGACAGAACGTAGCCGGCAGGACAGTTTACTTTAAGGAGTTTGGAGATCCGCGAATTATGGATAAGAGAACTGGAAAATATGTCACTGAGGAAGATACGGAGCCGGTCGATATTGACGATCAGGCGAATGAGATAATTGATTTCAGACTTGGCAGTATGCCTTATGGAGAAGTGCGGTGGATAGGACAGGTACTCACTGTTGACGGAAACAGGAGAGCAGAGGTTCTGAATAACGCATACTTCCGCAAGGGCAGGCATACACCATTGATGATACTGGTTAAGGGTGGAACGCTCTCTGATGATGCATTCACGAAGCTCCAAACATACATGAATGAGATCGAAGGGGAAAAGGGACAGCATTCGTTCCTGATTCTTGAAACAGAGAACAATGAGACGGGTGCAGCGTTCCAAGACCAGAAGCAACCGGAGGTCGAAATAAAAGACCTTGCCTCAATCCTACAGAAAGATGAATTGTTCCAGGAGTATCAGGAGAATGGCAGGAAGAAAACACAGTCAGCTTTCCTGCTTCCAGATCTGTATGTCGGATACACGACAGATTTTAACAGAGCTACTGCACAGACAGCTATGGAGGTTACTGAAAAGCAGGTATTCCAGCCGGAAAGAACATCTCTTGCGTGGGTAATCAACAACAAGCTGCTGAATGGATATGGATTCAAGCACGTTGAAGCTAGGTTTGATGAACCGGATATAACCAATCCGGACGATATCCAGAAGATACTCAATATCACAGAGAGAGCCGGAGGACTAACACCGAACCTTGCCAAGGAGTACACCTATGAAGTCCTCGGTAAAGATGGATGTGCTGACTATGACGGAGAATGGGGAAACGTTCCTCTGGCATATTCCAGAACAGTCACCCAGAGCCAGCTACAGGCGAATTTAGGAGCGGGAGCAGGAGAACAACCGCAAACGACCGGAAACGAGCCTACAGGTCAAAATACAAAGCCACAGGGCAATGAGAAAACGGTTACCGAGGAAGAACTTGCCATACTTGACGGACAGATAAAGAAAGCAGAGCTGAATGATGCAGAGCTGGTTCCAATTATGAAGGAAATCAGAAACGCATTGGGAGCATACCGAGAGAAAGCTGGTGATTGATATGGCTGACAAGTCGAAGTATTACCAGATGGTGGCGGAAGCAATTATCGCTCATGCTGATCCAATCTATGATGCTATAGACAGATACTTGGCAAAGGCTGACGAAGACCTTGAGGACGAGCTGAAGGAGGAAGGCTACGCAGAGCCGAAGGATACATTGTCGGAGATAAACTCTTTAGAGGAGGAAATCGCCGACATTCTTCATTCCCAGACTACTGCTCTTGTCACTGCTCTTAAAGCCGCAGATGGAGATTGGGATGCCGCACAGGAGAATGTCTCTGATATGATCGATGAAGACGACATAGCGGAACAGGTTACCGAAGCAGCCAATGCGATGTATGAGCTCAACATCCCGAAGCTGGCAACAGTATATATACAGGAATCAGATGGAGAGCTTGTGGTAGACACTTTACGGCAGAGAACATCTGAATGGTTCGCCTCATGGAGCGAACAGCTCGGCAATCTGATGAAAGTAAACACCCATAAGCAGATCACTGACCTTATCCAGGAAACGATAGCGAATGGGGATGATATTGCAACGCTGACACGCAAGATTATGGACGGAGGCTGGGGAACGGAATACAACCAAGGCAAACGAGTTGCTTTCACAGCGGGAGCTCG